TGCTACACTCTCGCCACAGTGCGGGCGCGCAGCTGGCCCTGCAACAGAGGTTGAGGGGGGCCATTGCCTTCGCCTGATAGCTACGGCGGTCATAGCTGCTTTACTTTCAATATTCAATCCAAAGCCTGTGAGTGCAGATATGAATCTCAAGCTTTATGCTTACAATAAAATGGATTGGTCAGAATTCCAATGTTATAACTGGTTAATTTATAAAGAGAGTAGATGGAATCCTAAAGCTCGTAATGGATCCCACTATGGCCTTGGTCAGATGCGCTCTACTTGGTATAGAGACCTTAGCCCTAAGAAGCAAATAGATGCGCATATTAAATACTTAAGACATAGATACGCTGATGCTTGCGATGCACTTCATCACCTTGAGACTCGGGGCTGGCACTAATGGCGCATAAGAGATATAACTCAGCTTATTATCAAAGAGTAAGAACTCAAGTGTTGCAACGCGATTACTTCACTTGCCACTATTGCTCGCAACCTGCCACAACTATCGACCATTTAATTCCAATCAGTAAAGGTGGGACTGATGAAGCGAGCAATTGCGTAGCAAGTTGCGTTCAATGCAACAGTTCTAAACGCGATCGTATGACCCCTACCTTTTTTGAGCGCGCATCCAGACCCACGACCCCCATTGGGAAGATTTTCCCTGAAAATGGCTCGGCTAGGCATTATTCGGAATGAAAGAAATCGCAATGGCGGAATTGGGAGAGATTGTCCGCCTTCGGGACGAATCGGCTTACCGAGGTGTGCCAGAACCGCGAATTCACACTAAACTCAATGATTTGCCCTCTTATGGCGAGCAAATGATTAAATTCTGCGAGGAAATCGGCTTTGAACTGATGCCTTGGCAGCAATGGCTTGCTCATCACACTCTAAAATATAAACCTGATGGCCGATGGGCTCATCCAGTAGTTACTTTACTTTGCGCTCGTCAGCAGGGTAAATCGACCTTTATGGCGCTCCAAATCCTATTTAGAATCTATGTTTTAAAGGAAAAACTGCAAGTCCATACGGCTCATAAGCTAACTACTTCAGCTGAATTGTTCTATAAGATCTATGCAATTATTGAACAGAATCCTAGGCTAGCTGCTGAATTTACTAAGAAACTGGAAAGTAAAGGATTCCAGGAGCTCCAATTTACTGAAGGGCGCCGATATATCGTCAGGGCCAATAACTCTGCTGGTCGAGGTATTGCAGCTCCAGAAACGATACACCTAGACGAAGCTCGAGAGTATAAAGATGAAGATGTCTGGTCTGCTTTGCGATATACCCAAATGGCTTCAGCCAATCCTCAAATATGGGTTTATTCAAATGCTGGAGATCAACACTCAATCGTTCTAAATAAACTTAGGGAGAGAGCGATGGCTGCTATCTATGGAGCCAACGATGATATTGGTTGGTTCGAATGGTCAGCGCCTAGTGGTATTAAATTTGATAACTCGCCAACTTTTTGGCTAGGTGTCTGCCAAGCTAATCCATCACTCGGAATTACAGTCCATCCAGATAATATCCGAGCCGTCTTATCAGACCCCGAGGATATTGTGCGCACAGAAGTTTTATGCCAATGGGTAGATACAATTAACCCAGTTATCAATCCATCTCAATGGGAATCTTGCAGAGTTGAGGGGCTTCGACTCAACCCTGAATTAGATACTTGGCTGGCTATTGATCTAAGCCCTGATAGAAAGCAAGCTGCCCTAGTTGCCAGCCAGAGACTTGAAGGCGATAAGTTCCAAGTCATATTGCTACAGACTTGGCATAACCCAGCCAATCTGGATGATAAGGCAATGGCTAATGATGTGGCCGAATGGGTTAGAAAATATCCAGTCCAGCTAGTTGCCTATTCGGCTAGAACTGCGTCAGCGGTAGCGGCTAGGTTAGCTCCTGCTGGAATAAGAGTCGAGCCAATAGACGGCCTTGATTATGCCCAAAGCTGCGATGAATTACTGGGAGCAATTTCATCTCAGCGGTTAGCTCACTCGGGACAGGAAGAGCTGACCAAGCAATGCCTATCCGCCGTCAAACTCCCTTTCGGTGATGGCGGATGGGTAATGGGTCGCAAAGTAAGTAATACAACTATTTGCGGAGCAATTGCTTCAGCCTTAGCGACACACTATGCAACGATGGCTGAAAGCGGAGTAGATATTCAAATAGTGTAAGTAGGCTCGCTTACAATGTAAGCAATGGGTGCTATAAGAGATTTCCTATTTCCAAATGTTGCAGCTGCAAAGCCAGCGATGGTAACTGATGTTCAAGCTGCTAATTTGCAACCTCTTCAAAATCTTGATTACTTCTCCGTTCTCGGAACTCCAGTATCAATAACTCGTCAGCTGGCTATGTCCGTTCCATCAGTTGCTCGCGCTAGAAATATTATTTGCGGAACTATCGGTTCATTACCTTTAACAACTTTTAATCGCATAACTGGTGATTATGTAGATCCGCATCGCGTTATTAATCAGCCAGACCCAAGAGTGGCAGGCTTCGTTGTTTATAACTGGCTCGCTGAAGATATTTGGATGTATGGCGCAGGTTATGGGCAAGTCTTAGAAATGTATTCATCAACAGATGGCGGTCGCGTTAGAGCTTGGACAAGAATTAGACCAAGTCGCGTTACAGTTGATACTGATATTCAGACCGATTCAATTACAGGATATAAAGTTGATGGTAAGCCAGTTCCTATTTCTGGCGTTGGTTCAATCATTAGATTTGATGGCCCAGATGAGGGCTTACTGCATCGCGCTGGCAAAACTATTCAGGCAGCAGTTTATCTTGAAAACGCAGCAGTTAATTATGCCAAAGAGCCTGCTCCAACTATGGTGCTTAAGTCAAATGGAACTAACTTAACTGCCGAAAGAATTTCGTCTTTGTTATCTGCTTGGAAAACTGCTCGTCAATCCCGTTCTACTGCATTTCTTAATGCTGATGTAGATTTAAAAGAATTTGGCTTTGATCCTAAGTCGATGCAACTTGCTGAAGCTCGCCAATATGTGGCCTTGGAATTGGCTAGAGCTTGCGGTATCCCTGCCTACTTCTTGAGCGCCGAAACAACTTCAATGACTTACTCAAACGCAGTTAATGAACGGCGCTCATTAGTTGATTTCTCACTTCGCCCAATACTTAAGGCAATTGAGGAGCGCTTATCATTACCAGATTTTGTTCCAAATCCAGTAATGGTGCGTTTTGACCTTGATGACTTCCTACGCGGTAATCCGTTAGAAAGAGCTCAAGTTTATGAAATCCTAAACCGCATTGGCGCGATGAGCGTTGAGCAGATTCAGCGAGAGGAAGATCTAATATCAAATGAAGCTTAATATGCCTATGGCAGTTACGGCTGCTGACACTATCAAGAGAACCATAACTGGGACCATCGTAACTTGGAATGAGCAAGGCAACACTTCAGTTGGCCCTACCATATTTGCAGAAGATTCCATTGAAATGAAAGATGTGAAGCTCCTTTTAGAGCACGACCGCACTCGCCCAATTGGCAAAATGATGAAACATAAAAAAACCAAAGATGGCATCGAGGCAACCTTTAAGATTGCAAATACTATGGCTGGAGAAGATGCCTTAGTTGAAGCAACTGAAGGGCTACGCGATGGATTTAGCGTAGGCGCTCAGATTAATGAATGGACAAATGTCAAGGGTGTTATGCAAATTACTTCAGCAACTTTAGATGAAGTATCCCTAGTAACCGACCCAGCAATCGATTCTGCTCGAGTAAAAGAAGTAGCAGCATCAGAGAGCGAAGAAGTAAAAGAAGATTCTGATTTGGCAACCGCTGATTCAGACAAACCAACCGAAGGAGACCAAGTGTCTGACACTACCGCTCCTGCTCCTGCCGTTGAAGAAGCGGTAGAAGCAGCCAAGGTTGAAGCGACAAGTCCAAGGCCAGCGTTCTATACGCGTCCAAGACTTGATCCTTCACCAGTTAAATATCTCGAAGCCACAATAAAGGCTTCTCTAGGTGATGAGTCCGCTCGTCAATATGTAGCTGCTGCGGCAGATACAACTGACAATGCAGGACTTGTGCCCACCAGACAATTATCAGAGGTCATAAATGGCCTTGCTAATGTAACAAGAAGTAACATAGATGCGATTACGACGGGCGTCCTTCCTGATGCTGGAATGTCCTTCGAAATTCCTAAGATTACAACTTTGCCAACAGTTGCGACTGTTGCCGAAGCAGGAGCTCCATCTGAGACTGACCAAGCAGCAGCTTTCGTAACAGTTTCAGTTAAGAAGGCAAGTGGCGCTCAAAAATTTAGCGTTGAGCTCCTCGACAGAAGTTCGCCGTTATTCCTTTCAGAGTTGCTTTCTAATATGAGCGCTCAATTTGCTAAGGTTACAGATACCGCCGTAAATGCTGCACTTATTGCAGGCGCAACTGCTGATTCAACCACACTTGCTACATATCCAACAGCTTCAGAGCTTCTTGGATTTGTATCTCGCGGAGCTGCATCGGTTTATAGCAATACTCAGGGCTTTGCTCGGAATATCATTGCTAATACAGACCAATGGGCTAACTTGATGACTCTTAACGATTCTGGTCGTCCAATTTACAATGCGCAAGTTCCATCAAACGCAGGCGGCGTAGTTGCCCCAACAAGCGTTCGCGGAAATGTTGCTGGCCTTGATTTATATGTAACTGCTAACACCGCAGCTACAACTGATACCGATGGCTCAATGCTTATTGTTAATCCAAGCGCTTACACATATTACGAAAGCCCAACATTCCAGTTGCGCGCTGATGTAATTGCAAGCGGTGAGGTTTATGTATCTCTGTATGGCTACTACGCCATCGCCACCAAAATTGGCGCAGGCGCATTCAAGATCAACAAGACCTGATAAAACCCCTAATAGTGAGGGCCAGTCCGCTCCCGAGCTGGCCCCTCACCTAACTGCTTGAAAGGATGACGAAATGCCTACAATAGTTACGGCTGCAGAGCTTAGGACCATTCTTGGCGTTTCGTCATCCCTATATTCAGATGCTTATCTTGGCGATATCGTAGATGCGTCTGAGAATCTAGTTTTGCCAATGTTAGTTACTTTCCAAAGCAAAATTAACAAAGTAAAGCTGACCGGTAATGTTGCTTACTTTGAAACTGCAACAATTCAAGAATTTACAGAAGGCCAATCCGTAATTATTACTGGCTGCGGAGCTCCTTTCAATGGCACTCACACAGTAACCGATGACGAAATTTCAGATTATGTATTTACAGTCGCAATCACCAATGCAGACATATTGGAAAAAAATATCATCCCAGCAGGAAACGCTGCGCTATCTGGATTATCGACCTATGTCGGAAACCCCAATGCTGAAGCTGCTATTTTGGCTATCTCCGTTGAAATCTTCCAATCCAGAACCGCCGCTGGTGGATCAATCGAAGGCGTAGATTTTGCAGTTACCCCTTACCGCTTATCTAAGAATTTACTTGCCAAAGTAACTGGCTTACTTGGCCCTTATCTTGATGTTGAAACTATGGTGGGTTAATGCCTGCATCAACAATTGCCACAGATGTTAGAGGCGCGCTTAAAACTGCTTTAGCAGGATGCACCGCTAATATCTACGACTCAGTTCCAGAAGCGCCAATAGTTCCAGCAATTATCGTCATTCCAGACTCGCCTTATATGGAACTTGAAGTTTTAGGCAAATCAACTACTCGAGTTAAATTAAATTACACAATAACTGCTTGCGTTGCGTATTTCAGCAATGCCGCTGCTTTAGATAATTTAGAGAAGTTAATCATTAGTATTCTTGGAGCACTAAACGCTTCCAAGTATGAATTATCGGTAGTCGAAAGGCCATCGGTAACAGAAGTAGGAACTACAACCCTGCTAGTTTCAGATATACGCTTGAGCGTCCGCTACGAGCAAACCGCATAGGAGACCCAAATGCCAACTACAGTAATAACTGGGCGCGATGTAACCTTTACACTCGATAGCGCTGCTTATGACGCCCAGACAACAAGCGCAGTCCTAAGCTGCGACACAATTATCGAGACCTATCAAACCCTTGATGGTCGCGCTTATAAGTCCGTTGATAAGCAATGGACATTCACAATTGAATTGCTACAGGATTGGGGAGCTACTAGCTCACTATTCGAAGCAATGTGGGCTGATGCTGAATCAGCACCTAACACACCGCTCAATGTTTCATTTACAGCCGTAACTGGCGCAGTATTTGCCTTCACAGTATTGCCAGTCTTTCCAGCAGCAGGAGGCGCAGCTCCAGGAGCGCTAACTGATACTTGGACAATGACCGTAATTGGAACTCCAACAGAGACCTTCAGCTAAGAGATCGGAGCATCGGGAGCTATGAAAATATCAATCACAATTAAATATAACTCTGGCGAATCAGTTACTTATCAGGCTGGCTTACCAGAATGGGCTAAGTGGGAACGCAAAACTGGTAAGTCGATTTATTCGATGAAGGATATATCGGCTTATCAGCAAGCGGACTTCTTAGATCTTGCTTACTTTGCGTATAAGCGCGAAGCAGCTGGAAAGCCAACCAAGCCTCAAGAGATTTGGGAGCTAACAGTTGAAGAGATGACGATTGGAGATGAAAGCCCAAAAGTTACGAGCCAGGAAGCATCAACAGACTAATAGTCGAAATAGCGATAGCAACTGGCATACCGATGACTTACTGGACAGACATCGACCAAGTTCTAACGGCGATAGAGATATTAAAGGAGCGTAGCGGTGGCAGATGACTTACCAATCAGTTACGACAAACGCGAGCTCCGCTCCATCATTACTGCTTTTAAAGCGATGGATGATGAAGCCGTTAGCCAAGCTAAACGAGAATCTAGCGCGCTGGCTACTTACGCAGCAAACGAAATCAAAGCCTATGGACTTACTAGAACCTTTGGCCAAGAGGCAGTCCGCCGAATTACATCGGGCGTCAAAATCTCAGCCAGTTCCAAAATCGGCGAATTTTCATACGGATTTGCTAGTCAGCGCTTTTCTGGTGGCGGTAGCACAAAAGAACTCTGGGCGGGTTATGAATTTGGATCTAATCGCTTGCGTCAGTTCCCGAGAAGAACACCCAGCAAAGGTCGCGGCAATGCTGGCTACTTTATCTACCCAACCCTTCGTAAGATTCAGCCTGAATTGATTAAGAAATGGCAAGAAGCGTTTTCCAAGATATTGAAAGAGTGGGATAAGTAATGGCTGGCAGTAGAACACTTAAACTCTCGATTCTTGCTGATGTCGATGATTTAAAAAAGAACCTTGATAGTGGCTCTAAAGAGGTTGAGGGCTTTGGCGGTAAATTAGAAAAATTTGGCAAAGTCGCAGCAGCAGCATTTGCAGTAGCAGCGGCAGCGGCCGCCGCTTACGCTGGTAAATTAGCCATTGAGGGCGTTAAAGCAGCTATTGAAGATGAGGCTGCCCAAAAGCGTTTAGCTAATGCTTTAGAAAATGTAACTGGAGCAACTGAAGCGCAAATTAAAGCCGTTGAAGAACAAATCCTTAAAACTTCTTTGGCTACTGGTGTAGCTGATGATAAATTGCGCCCAGCCTTGCAGCGTCTAGCAACCGCTACTGGATCAGTTTCAGAATCACAAAAATTATTAAATTTAGCTTTAGACATATCAGCTGCAACTGGCAAAGATGTCGAGTCAGTATCCAATGCTTTAGCAAAAGCCTATGAAGGCAATAATGGGGCATTAAGTCGTTTAGGTATTGGATTATCGGCAACCGAAATAAAGACTTTAGGCTTACAAGGCACAGTAGAGCAACTAGCCGAAACCTTTGGCGGATCAGCAACAGTCCAAGCCAATACCTTTGAAGGTCAAATAGCTAGACTTAAAGTGGGCTTTGATGAAGCCAAGGAATCAGTAGGGGCTGCTCTATTGCCTACGCTTCAAAAACTTTTAGATTATTTCATCAATACAGTAATTCCTAAATTTATTGAATTTAAAGATAGAGCTCTTAAGCCAGTTACCGATGCCATAGAAAGAAATAAAGAATCCCTTACAATTCTTTGGAATTTTATTAAAGATTTTCTGGTGCCTATTTTATTAAATCAACTTGGATCAGCACTTGGATTTATTGGTAAAGTTGCTGGTGGAGTGCTTGATGTTATTGGCGCGGTAGTAAGCGGCATTAGAAGCGCCGTTGGATTTGCTATTGATGCTATAAATACTTTGATTCGGGCTTATAATGCAATTCCACTTTTACCGAATATCCCAACGATTACAAAACCGACTTTTACTTCTCCTAGCGGCGGCGGTGGCGGCGGTGTTACTGGTGGGGGAGTTACTGGTGGTGGCGTTACTGGTGGGGGAAGCACTGGTGGCGGTGGCGGTGGCGGTGGCGGTGGCGGTGGCGGCGTTACCATTCCAGTTGTTACAGGCGTAATGCCTACTTTTCCATCTGGATTAACTCCAACTGGTGGCCCAATTCCATCTAATTTTGATGTATCAAGGGTCAGAGCTGGAGAAGAGCGCGGCAATGTTATCGTCAATGTAAATGCTCCATCCGCTATTGATGAAGAAGGATTTACGAGAGCAGTTATCTTGGCGCTTAATAACTCTACTAATCGCGGAACAACTGGCGCTGGCGATCTAAGGACTTCGGCACAAATCCTATGACCCTTTGGACTCCCGATTGGCTAATTAAAGTCAATGGTCAAGAATTAACTTCAGTTACTTTAAGTAATTTGACTATAACCTCTGGCCGTCAAGATATTAATTCACCAACTCCACCAGGATATTGCTCGCTTCAAGTCATTAATACTGATGGCACTAACTATGATTTCACAGTCAATACCTCAGTAACGATTGAAGTCAAAGATACCAGCGGAAACTTTGTCCCTATCTTTGGCGGCAGAATTTCAGATTTAAGGCAAGTTGTTCAAAGCGCTGGTTCTAGTGCAATTATCACCAGCTTGCGAATAACCGCCGTTGGAGCTTTGGCAAAATTGCAAAGAGCTTTATTTGATGGAAATTTAGCTCAAGGTTTAGACGGCGCTCAGATATTGGATTTGCTTGATGATCTATTGCTTAACAGTTGGAATGAAGTCCCAGCAGCCGAAACTTGGGCAACCTACGATGCAACAGAAACTTGGGCTCAGGCTCAAAATATTGGCCTAGGTGAAATTGATAGTGGCGAATATACGATGGTTAGCCGTCAAATCAACGATAGCGTCATTTACCCAATAGCCAATCAAATTGCTAATTCAGCCCTTGGTTATTTATATGAAGATGCCAATGGCAATATTGGTTATGCAGATGCAAGCCACCGCCAAGATTATTTGATAGCCAATGGCTACACCGATTTAGACGCTAGACAAGCTATTGCCTCTGGCATTGGGGTAATTCAACGACAAGGAGATTTAAGCAATAAAATAGTGATGGATTACGGCAACAATTTTACTAGCTCTTATACTGCTCAAGATACGACTTCTCAAGCTCAATATGGGTTATTTGCTGAACAATTTAGCAGCTACTTAAAGAATGCCGCCGATGTCCAGACAGTTGCAAATCGTTTAATTCAGCTTCGGGCCTATCCTAGAGATACATTTCAGTCCATTACGTTTGCCCTACAATCGCCTGAAGTGGATAATGCCGACAGAGATGCCCTACTTAATATCTTTATGGGTATGCCAGTTAGAATCACAAACCTACCCCTTAATATCCTAGGCGGCGAATTTACTGGCTTTGTCGAAGGCTGGACTTTCAACGCCTCAGTTTCGGGCCTATCGATTACCTTCTTGGCTACCCCAACAGAGTTCTCGGCCTTTGCTCAACAATGGGCTCAGGTCAATGCAGCAGAAAGCTGGAATAGTGTGCTCAATACCTTAGAATGGCAAGACGCGATTGGAGTGATTAGTTAATGCCGACAACATCAAACTTCGGCTGGACAACCCCAGCTGATACAGACCTAGTCAAAGATGGCGCAGCTGCCATCAGGACTTTAGGCAATGGAATTGATACCTCATTTCTTGATCTCAAGGGTGGGACAACTGGACAAGTATTAAGTAAAGCTTCAAATACAGATTTAGATTTTAGTTGGGTTGCCCAAGATGATTCTAATGCAATTCAAAACGCAATCGTTGATGCTAAAGGCGATTTAATATCTGCAACTGCTGCGGATACGCCAGCAAGGTTAGCAGTTGGAGCTAATGGAACAGTATTAACTGCAGATTCTGCCGAGGCTACAGGACTTAAGTGGGCTACGCCTGCGAGTGGTGGCGGTTATACACAATTAGCAACTAGCACCCCTAGCTCGGCAACCACAGTTTCCTTTACTTCAATTAGTGGTTCTTATAAACATTTATTAGTAACTTGGTCTGAACTTTACAATGATTCCCACGGCGGCCACGGGTGGGGCGTTAGGTTAAATAATGATAGCGCGTCAAATTATGCAATGGCAGGAATAAGATTTAATTTTTCTAGCCCAACAAAACAAGCGCAGGCTGAGAATTACACCGCCGAAAGTATGTTTTATGGCGATTATGTAATGGCTCCTATTGGTAATGCAAGCAATAGCCAATGGAATAAAACCTCAAATGGGTTTTTTATCATTTATGATTATGCCAATACTTCTTACAAGAAAGTAGTTAATTGGGGCGCGTATAACTGGAACAATAGCGATAGCGGAATCAATGCGCCAGTAATGATTAACGGCATCTATAATTCCAATTCTGCAATCACCAGATTAGATTTTATTAGAAGTTCCTCACAAACCTTAAACGGCGGTATTATTAGATTATACGGAGTGTCTTAAAATGAAACATATTGTGAATTGCGAAACTGGCGAGCTAACTCTAATTGAACCAACTGCTAAAGAATTAGCGGAAGCTGAGGCAAATAGAATTAAAACCGAAGAAGAAGATGCTCGCATAGAAGCCGAAAGAGCCGAAGCAGTCGCTAAAAAGGCGGCAGCCGAAGCTAAGTTGGCTGCGCTAGGTCTTGATGCTGACGATCTAAAGGCGCTTGGCCTTTAGGCTGGAACAATCTTTATAGATAATGGCTAAATTATGCGCAGCAGGTATTCAGCTTCGGGAGCAAATCGATGACGATTATCCTGATCGCGACCGCAAGTCTGATGGTTGGATTGCTGACGCTAGGCATCTTGCAAAAGGCACTTCTGACCACATACCAGACGATAGAGCAGGCGGAGTTGTCCGAGCTTTAGATATTGATGCTGATCTATCAGCTCACAAAGAAGAGGCTTACGCGCTGGTTGAGAAGATTCGCAAGTTAGCTAAGAAGGGCGATAAGCGAATAAAATACATAATTTACGATGGAAAAATTATGAGTCCAATATTGGGTTGGAAGCGCAGAAGTTATAAAGGAGCCAACCCTCACCGCTCACATTTCCATATTTCATTTACAACTTTGGGAGACAAAGATGGTAGTTATTTCAACCTCGAAGGAGAAGCTAATGAGCGACCTAAAGAAGATGGCAGAGAGCTGGGCAAAGACATTCCTAGCAACGGCACTAGCGACTTATCTAGCAGTCGGCCTAGATGTCGATGCAATTGCCAATGCAGCTCTCGTATCAGTCTTGCCTAGCATCATCAATTGGCTTAACCCTAACTACGAGCGCTACGGCAAAGTCCGTTAATGCCAGCGGCTGACTTGGCCACCTTAGTAGCTTCAGTCTTAGGCTCTATCGCCCTACTCATTGCTGGCCTTCGCTACATAATCAAATTGGAAAATATTCCAATAGTGTCGCGCCTTGATAAAATGGAGTCTCAGCTAGAATTGGCCCTAGCGAAAGGGGTCAGAAATGGCAACGCGAAAGCGCGTAAGTAAGAAGCCAGTCAAGCGTCCAAAGAGACGCAGGACTACTAAAGAAACCCCATTAACAAAGCTTGATTTCTGGGCTATTGCTGCTAACGAAGTTTATAAGGCTTGTCGCAGAGCAGGAATGGATGAAGGCACAGCTCTGGCCTTTGCTATGGATCGCAGCTCTTATCCTGATTGGATAGTCCCTGCCGATGACCCAATTAAGAAGATTGGTTGGGAAGATGGAGAAGAGGACAACTAATCTACTTCCGAGAGGTTGAGCTTTTTGAGGCTCTCAAGTCGCTTTATCCAGACTTGACGCCTTTATCAGCGACCGACCGAGCAGATGGCATTACCCACAATTCGTATCTTGAGCTTAAATGCCGTAGGACTCATTACGATACTCTGCTAATTGAGAAGAAGAAGTGGGATTATCTGGCCGATATAAGGGCTAGGACGGGCGCTAAGACCCTTTATATCAACTCGACACCTAAAGGGATATACCAGTTTGATTTAGGGGCTCTAATCGAGCCTGAATGGGTATTAAAGCGGTTGCCTATAACTACTGATTTTGCCAATAAAGCGACCAACGAAAGACTGGCTGGCTATCTTGATATTCGCCACGCCGAGCTATTGCTTGTCTAAATAGATTTAAACAAATACATTTAACCCGTTAATCCATTTAGGGATTACAGAACGGGAGCAAAATGATAAATAAAGTAGCTCTTATTCGATTTGATTCTCAAGCAGGGGCTTGGACTGATGAGACAAATTGGGTTAAGGGATCAATAATCAGACGATTCGCTAAGGAGCGGATGGGCAAGAAGCAGCTGAGAGGCCGTTTATCTAAGGCTGAAATTTCTGCATATTGGCTAGATAAATATGGGGTGAACGCAGATGTTGCCTAATTTATCTGATGAAGCAGTAGTAGGAATAATTATTGGAGTTCCATTTATCGGCCTTTATATCTGGAGTCTATTTACTTCAGCCAAAGCCAAAGCTTTTAATGAAGGCTATAAGAGAGGCAGGTCAAGTGTCCGATACACAGAAATCGTTAAGTGAATGGCTTGAAGAAGCTGGTGCTACCTTATTCGACCGAGGGATTGAGTATGGCGACCCGAGGCACAATTTTCTACGCATTTACAAAATCGCGAGAGCACTCGGTATTCAGCTCAGAGACCCATCTGAATTGGCACTTATTGCTATTGCAACAAAACTCTCAAGAATGGTGGAAAGTCCAGAGCGCGAGGATTCGTATCTCGATCTCATTGGATACGCCGCTATCTTGGGTCGATGCAGATTTTCTACTCCAGAAGATTGGGACGACATTGAGTCTGACTCGCAATCATAATCAAAATCAATACTGCGATTACTGCAAATATCGCTGGGGAGCAAATAAGAACGGCTGGGACTTAAGAGCAATGACTCCAGCAGTTTGGAAAGTCCAGAGCGAAACACCACTTCGCAAAGCACAGGTTAGGTTCTATTGCCAGCCCTGCGCCGATGAAGCACAGAACTGGCCAGATGGCACATTTTATTCATTAAAAGAACAGTTAGAAGATGCGATAAATGATTTCGCAGGGAGAGAGAAGTTAAATGTCGAATTACCTTGATGATTATGTATCAGTTCAAGACCGATTAAAGGAGTTTATAAATGCTTACCCGGACTATCGAATTAAAACGCATATATTGGCAGAGTCGCTTGTCGCTAATTGCGATGTCTATATCATTAAAACTGAGTTATATCGCACTGAAGCTGACGCACATCCTTGGACTACAGGTTTATCCTCAGAGTCTAAATCCAAGCAATATGCACTCGAGCTTGCGGAAACTGGATCTCTGGGACGCGCACTTAACCTCGCTGGATACTTCGCTAAGACTAAACCGAGCCCAAAAAAGGCAATTGAAACGACTAAGCCAGCGCTTGCTGAATTCATAAAAGAGCAACGGCCTAATGATCCTGAGCCAATTGTCTGGGATGTAACTGCAATAGCAGATCAATTAGGTGCTGAGATAATTGATGAGATACCGCTTTGCTCTGGTGGCGATGGGCCAATGGTGTTAAAGACTGGCACTAAAGAGGGCAAAGAATATAGGGGCTGGGTATGTCCGACTCCTAAATCTGGTCATCCTGCTAAGTGGATGCGTATTGGTTCAGATGGGCATTGGGTATTTCAGAAATGAAGCAAGATGCTCATCCATTTATCTGCTCAAATTGCAAGCTAGTTACTCCGCATATTGAGCTGCATAAATACGATTCAACAGATATTGCTGAAGCACCTGAAGAAGTCTGGCTAGTTGAATGCCAAAGGTGTTTTATGCAAAGAATTATCTATCCATCAGATCGCGTAACTGCCAAAGAGGACGATATTGTCCGGTGCGACCAATGTGGTAAATGGAAGATGAAAGCAGCAAAGTGTCGAATATGCCGATTAGCTGCTGGATTGGAATCAATATCAGAACGCTATTGGACTGGTAATGAGACTAAGGAAAGACCTTACAATGCCGCTCTATGAATATCGTTGCGATAAATGTGAAGCGACAAAAGATGAATATCAGCCAATTACCTTAAGAAGTGAAGTAATCTGCGATAATTGCAAGGTTGCAATGTGGAGAGTCTGGAGACCCAATCCAATCCACTTTAAAGGCGAAGGCTGGGCAGGGAAGGACAAATGAGCAGACCCCATTCTATTAGATATATCCGTCAGCTGATGGAATGGGGATTTGATAAGGAATTTATTGCTAAAGATTGCGGTATCAACCTGGAATCACTTGAGGTCAGGTTAAGAAGAGCTAAAGAAAGGGAGCGCAGGAATGGGAATCAAGGAACTGAGTCTGGAACTAGCGGCAGTCAGCCTAATAGCTGATGAGGCTAAGAAGGCCAAGGATAGGCTGAGAACGGCTCTACAGGCCGAGATGGACGCTATTGGAGCAGATAGGGTCAAGGCTGAGTATGGTGATGATGTTATCGCTTATGTAACCACTACTAAGCCTAAATTCAAGTGGGTTATTAAGTCAGATAAGCGATTTGTAGATTGGGTTAAAGCTAATATACCCAGTGAAATAGTAGAGTCAGTGAGAGAGTCATCAGTTGATTCGATATTGGATAAGTTTAATTATCTGGACGATATGGTAATTGATCCAAATGGTGAAGTAATTGATTGGTTAGAAGGCAGTCAGTCTGAGCCTTATTTAATGACTAAGTTCCATAGTGATGGCAAAGAAACGCTGAAAAACGCGTTTCAATCAGGCCAGTTAGAATTTAAGAAAATATGGGAGTTAGAATGAAAGATGATATATATCCAATCTGGAGAGATGTAGATGATCATATGGATATGCCAGATGGGGTGGATATGAAACACCGCTCTGAACAGGACTTATGTTAAATCGACTTGACTTAGGTGCTACACTCTCGCCACAGTGCGGGCGCGCAGCTGGCCCTGCAACAGAGGTTGAGGGGGGCCATTGCCTTCGCCTGATAGCTACGGCGGTCATAGCTGCTTTACTTTCAATATTCAATCCAAAGCCTGTGAGTGCAGATATGAATCTCAAGCTTTATGCTTACAATAAAATGGATTGGTCAGAATTCCAATGTTATAACTGGTTAATTTATAAAGAGAGTAGATGGAATCCTAAAGCTCGTAATGGATCCCACTATGGCCTTGGTCAGATGCGCTCTACTTGGTATAGAGACCTTAGCCCTAAGAAGCAAATAGATGCGCATATTAAATACTTAAGACATAGATACGCTGATGCTTGCGATGCACTTCATCACCTTGAGACTCGGGGCTGGCACTAATGGCGCATAAGAGATATAACTCAGCTTATTATCAAAGAGTAAGAACTCAAGTGTTGCAACGCGATTACTTCACTTGCCACTATTGCTCGCAACCTGCCACAACTATCGACCATTTAATTCCAATCAGTAAAGGTGGGACTGATGAAGCGAGCAATTGCGTAGCAAGTTGCGTTCAATGCAACAGTTCTAAACGCGATCGTATGACCCCTACCTTTTTTGAGCGCGCATCCAGACCCACGACCCCCATTGGGAAGATTTTCCCTGAAAATGGCTCGGCTAGGCATTATTCGGAATGAAAGAAATCGCAATGGCGGAATTGGGAGAGATTGTCCGCCTTCGGGACGAATCGGCTTACCGAGGTGTGCCAGAACCGCGAAT